CTCGGCTACAGTTGACACACTCGGCGGTTTCAAGTATGTCTCGATAGTTACCAAGTAATACTGATTTTGAATCTTTACCGGGTGCCCACCCCGGTATGTCGGAAACTTTCCCAGTAATCGACGCATCATTTTTTCGCAAGTAGATATTTCCATAATTTAGCTCAACAACTTTTGCCCCGAAGTTCAGACCTGGGCCACGGGCCTCCCATATCATCTGGGAATTGCCAAGCCACTTACCCAAAGCTACCATCTGCAAAGCAAATTCTTCTGGCCTAATTCGTGGGTTTGCATACTCGCATAATTTTTCGCATGTTACTTTATCCCAACCGCACCCCGTAGAATTGCTAGCACCAGTCCCAGAGGATATATCACATCCCAGTGCACTTCTATGCTCGATACTTGGCTTCCCTGATTTGTCGAGCAAAAACCACAACTTGAGCCTTCCACGCGGACTCTCTCTGAATCTAATTGGGTCACCTGTTTGATGGTCATACTCTAAGTCTCCTATAAGCAATGGGGGCCTTGCGTACTTGGTAATAGTCTCTTGTACTCGTATCGGATCGAAATACTGGCCGCCAGACCCGAGATAATCTATATCATACTCCTGGGCCACTAGTGCGGCAGATTTCGCACGAGCACACTCGTTCGCATACCACGGAGAACGCTTCTTACTATCTGGTAGGGGGACGCCACGACCAACAATCATGGCGTCATACTCTTCCATCTTCTCTTTCGGATTTTCTACCCCAGCCCAGTATTCAGCATCGTCGGCTACGTACTCTCCGTTCTCTTTATGATATAGTCCTTTTGCGTACACTGGATGGACAGTCCAATGGTATCGCAACTTTTTGATACTAGAGTGATGCGTTAATTCATAAAAAGAGTTATTGATACCGTAAGGAGTCCCGTTGATGATTCTGCTTTTTGTTACTGGCTGCGTTGAGGCCAGCATCGCATCTCCGTCTGGAACCTTGCTAAACTCATCAAGAAATACGTAGTATCTGTGGTCGCCCGTGCCAAAATTCGGAGTCGTCGATTCAGCGTCAATCGAACATCCAGATGCAGGCATCTCAATGTGTTTGCGGACTCTGTTCTTTGACGAATCGTATCCTTTCTTAATCCACTCAGGAAGATTATCGACCAAATAGTCAACACGCCACATTAAGGCCTTTGCGTCCCCAGGCTTCTCAACTAAGTCCTCAGTACGCGATCCAAGCAGCCCATTCCTACTTCTAGAGTACAGCAGTATCCATACAAAAATTGCTAGGTTAATCCACGAGATGCCCATTTGCCTTGTTTTCTCGATGAGTATGTCGTACTCATTGACAGCTTTGATGATCTCTATTACTGCCTCTTCTTGAAACGGATATAAGATAAATGGCAACTTAGCAAATGGCTCTTTGTGCGAATCGTAGGTCCAGCAGAAGCCGTTAATGAAAAAAATTGGGTCGGCAGCACACGCCTCATTGATTAAATCCGCAAATTCTGGGTTGTCGATAACCAATTTATGGACCCTAGCCCGCCAACGCAAGTTGGCTACGACGTCCTTCGGTACGAGGTGTGCAAACGGGCTACTGACTTTCACGATCTACATAATCCTTAAAGCATTGATCTGAGCAAAAATACTTCCATTCATTTGTTTTCGTACAAAATAGCCCGCGTCGTTCTGCTGATTCGTGACGTTGTCCGTCTCGGTTACAAATATAGCCAAGAACCCTTCCACAAAAATCGCAGTGGTCAGTTGTTTGTAGACTCATCACTATACTTTACTAGATAGGCTATGAGTTGTGCTAACTTTTCCTTAGAATCGTGTGTATATCCAAGTGCGGTATTACAGTCGTGGCACAACCAGCCTCTCACTTTGCCGGTCCTGTGATTATGGTCGAGGCACAGCGGCCTGCTGAATTCCTCCTCTGATACACCGCAAGCGTAGCAGTAACCCGTTTGAAGTTTTGCAACTTCGTCTATGGTAGCACTACATGGCATGTAGCCGCGTTTCGTCGCCGCTTGCTTCGAGGCCCTTAGCAGGGACTTTATGCGATTTTTCCTATACCACTGGCGACATCGAATCCGGTTAGCCTCGGGATGCTCCTTCTTGTATTTTCTTAAATAGGCAATGCGAGCTTCGCGGTGTTCCAAATCATACTGCCTGCACTTCTCCGCATGACATAATTTGCATACTGTACGCTTCGTGTTAAAGCTAGAAATAGGCTTCTCTACACCACACTTTTTGCAAATCTTAGTTTGTTTCACAGACCGGCCCCCAAATTTTCATATCGCCCCATGATTTCCCGGTTTCTGTATCAACGATTAGCGGCACAGACAGAGGAACCGCGTTTTCCATGAGTTGCTTAATCGCTATACAGGCACTATCTGCCGATAGCTCGGGAACTTCAAAGACTAATTCGTCATGGATTTGCAGAAGCATCCTAGCATCCAACACCTTGCTTTCTATTTTACTGAATATCTCTAGCATTGCCAATTTCAGCACATCGGCGGCAGACCCTTGCACCGATGTATTTACTGCCATGCGCTCCGCTTCCCAGCGGTCTGGACCATCTGGATCATTGATCGCGGGAATATACCTACGCCTACCAAGGATTGTGGACACGTAGCCATTTCGTCGGCAGCTACCTATTACTGCCTGCTTAAACGATCTTACTCTCGGGTAGGTCTTAAAATACTCTGCTATGAATTGCTCCGCTTGTGCCTTAGTTATCCCGAGACTTTCTGCTAACTTCTTAGCTCCCTGGCCGTAAATTATCCCGAAGTTGATAGTCTTAGCGGCTTTACGCATAGAGTCAGTCACCTGATCTAAGTTGACATTTGCCACCTGAGCAGCCACGGCAGCGTGAATATCTTCCCCAGAATGAAACGCTTCTTGCAGTCTGGGATCGGAGGAATAGTGGGCTAGTATCCGAAGTTCAATCTGGGAGTAGTCGGCAGATACAAGCACATGATCTTTCTCAGCAACAAACAGCTTACGAATTTTTTTACCATCTTCGGTACGGGCTGGAATGTTCTGCAAGTTTGGATCAGAAGAACTAAGCCTACCAGTTGCCGTCACGGCCTGATTAAACGAGGCATGAATCCTACCAGTAGCAGGGAATACTATGCCCGGCAGAGACGACACATAAGTACCGTTCAACTTAGTTAGCTCTCGATATTCAGTAATAGCCTTTGGCAAATCGTGCTGTTTGGCTAGCTCATTAAGAACCGACTTGTCCGTGCTGTACTCTCCTCCTTTGGTGTTTTTGGTAGCTGGCAATAGTAGTCGCTCAAATAACTCTTCCCGCAATTGGGCAGAGGAATTTGGATTGAATCCGTCTCCAGCCTGCTCTTGGATACTATCCAGGCTTTTGGCAATACGCGACTCAAAATCTCTTTGTAGTGCATTTGATTTCTCCAAGTCTACCTTAATTCCGTTGTACTCCATGTCGGCTAGTACCGACACGAGCGGAATCTCTACATGGTCTAAAAGTTTAGTTAGATTTTGACGCTCTGCTTCTGCGTAAAGCATCGGAGCAATCTGGGTAACAACCCAAGCATCTTCTGCTGCGTAGGCGGCCATACACTCAAGAGGTACATCCTTCGTTGATAGCTGATTTTTTCCTGTGCCAATAAGCTCTGATAGCTTTATAGTAGTATGGCTCAAATACTTTTTTGCTAAGATGTCCAGATTGTGACGACGTGAACCAGCGTCCAGCAAGTAGCTAGCAATAAGAGTGTCAAAAGATACACCCTGTAGATGTATTCCATGATTTCTTAATACGATCTGGTCGTACTTTAGATTTTGACCGAGCTTTTTAATCTCACCATTCTCTAAAAAATACCCTATTCCGTTCAACACTACGTCAGTTGGTAGGCAAGTCTCATCTGATGGGCACTGTACAGGTATATACCATGCTTCACTCGGTTCCCAGCAGAAAGACATACCAACCAACTTGGCACGACGAGGATTGATATTTGTAGTCTCAGTGTCAAATGAGAACCATTTCTGCTCATCAAGCTTATAGCAGAAATCTACCAATTCATGTACAGTAGTCACACAACGTACTGTAAAAGGCATCTGCGGTACGTCCGGGAAAAACGACTTTCTTTCTAAAAGAAGTCCCTGAGTCTGACCAGCAGCGTTAGGTAGCAAGCAGGAGGTTTTCATTCGGTTCCACAGATACAAACTTCACTTGGATTTAGTTCTAGAAAACTCACTACCTTTTTGCATTCTACGACATCTGAGTATAGTGATACGGCCACCGATACGATAGTATCTGGTGGTAAACGCGACAATTCATCAATAAGATCATTCGCTGTCATAATAGCCTCTACACAATAAGTATGGTCTTTGAGTCATCGTATACAATAATGTCATCTGGGTCTTCACCATCATATACTGGAGATTTAACCGTGTACTCTGGCGGCAAGTGCAGCAACTTGTTAATTAGTTCAATGACTGTCATCTGTTAGTAGCTCCTGTAGCATCGACTCTATCTCTTTCACGGAACGCTTCCCTGCACGTTTTATATCCTTTTCTTCCTCAGAATCTCCTACACCCTTAGCCTCAATCTGCCCAACTCTACCAAGAAAATCTTTAGGCTCGGATATTGCTTGCTGATAGAGATAGTATGCGGAGTCACACGGGCAACTAATTGGCTTCTCTCCTGTTCGCATATATCTTCCAGCCGCATCAATAGCCCACTGAAGTGACTGTCTATAGGTCTGCTGCTTGTTTTCGCAGATCACTCCAGCTAGTGTGTTGTCCGGTTGAATCGCATCTTTCGTTACTAAATTCGGATGTGATTCTGGGTTGGGGTCAAACGCCTTCAAATCATACTCACGAAACAGGCGATGTAGGCATTCATACTCTTTAGAGGCTCTTACAATGGCCTGTTGCTTCGTGTAAGCCCCACCCTCTTTGTCCTGTAGGAACTTTACACGAGATTGCCAAGACTCATAAGTCGGATGCTCTTTGCCAGTATCTTGACGCCAAAGAACGGACTTGACGCGCTTTGCAAATTCAGTAACGTCACGAGTATCCTGCTTTGGCATCTAATCCTCTCTCCGTCGCTTGAAAGATACTTTTCGTTTCTTGCTACATTGAGCCTTTTTAGCCTCTCGCTCCCAACGCTCCGCTATTTCTGGATGTTTGGCATATAGAAATTTTCTTTGTTTTTCTGATTTCCAGTGCATATCCGCTACCTCTCCAACATTACATTATACCACCAAGACTGCTATTTGTCAACTGCCATTTCGTGCCTCCATTGTTTGCATCACATTTGCGTAGTGCCTGTTTGTATTGCCTTTTGGATACAGCAATGCTTTATACCTGGGCAGCGTCCACTATAGTGGTGGTCAAGCACCATACGCTTGCACGCAGGCTTACTCAGACTTCTGACATGCAGCCTCATTCGTCACCTGCAAGACTAAGTATTCCCTGTTGAAATTGCCGGTCCTTTTCTGACAAGTTTTCCAGGTGTTCCAGTGCTTCCCTGGCGTTTTTAATAGCGACTTGCCACATCACTGGTGATAGACCGTAAGGATTGCCACGAGACTTTCGGCTGTTTCCTGATGGTTGGGCAGCCCTGCGAACATCCGATGACGGCCCGGAACGAGACGCCCTCCTAGCCAGACCTTGCTCAATCAAGTCGTGCCATCGAATCGTACCACGAGCTACGCGCTTTTTTAGGCGCTGGTAGCATTTGCTGCAAAGACCGCGAGAAAAAATTTTCTCTTCATTACATTCAGGTGTTAAGCACGCCATGCTGGGCCTCCTTCCACGTTTCAGGAGTATAGAATCTGGATCGTCCTAAAGGATCAACGATTTGCTTAATTTTACCAGATGTGGGTTCGCGGAGTCTATTAAACACTCCTACCCTGATATCTTTCTTGTCATACCAGCGTTTGATGTGTGCCTCCGACAATCCGGCTGTACCCGCATTGCGAATCATCCTCAGCAGACGACTCTGCTCCTTTTCTTCCTGGCTTAGACCATGTTTCTGACTAGATAGGCTCTCATATTTCTTTTTGATTCCGGCAATCAACTCCTTTTGGTTATCGGCCATTGGAGTTTTTTCAACCCTAGCAAGAAATAATCTCAGAACATACTGCTTCATAAGTGCCTTGCATTCGTCTGCTGTAAGGGTGGCACCTTGACCTGCTCCGGTTACTAATTTATCTAAGGCATTAATAAGAAAATCATCCATTGGCTGGTTCCTCTTCAAACATCTTGGTTGGCCCAGGCAAGTCCTCGATGACCGGCGGTAACTTGGCATAAGCTGCTGCAAATGCATTAGGTGTCCGCATGAGTGGTCCGCAGAGACCGGCAGTCTCAAGTGCAGTCCAAGTTGTTTCCCCGGCCTGGACGAGCCGCAGGGCCGTAAGATAGCAAGAATGACAAAGACCCCTTGTGACAGCTTTTCGGTCACATCCTTCAATAACACATCTCATTAGCTAGCCTCCATATAAAAAGTTCAAACTCTCGAATAATAGTATTATAGCACACTTCGAGCAAGGTGTCAAGCAAAATCCTCGTGTGCGTGCGAGGTAACTTTTGCTCGGGAAGAATGCTA